TAATTACCAATAACTACCTCTCTCAATCTCACTTATTCTTTTGTTTTCTTCAATTTCCTACCCTATTTCAAATAGTAATTAAATTAAAGATTTTATTGAATGGTTATAAACTTATTGTATTGTAGAACTGTCATCAACCCATTGTTCTCCACTTGGTTGTGAACCATAAGTCCCAATAATTGAATTCCGTTGTCCAAATATTGCATAAGTATTATTAGACCCTGTATTTGTACTACTAAATATTTGTGTTATACTATCTCCTCTTATTGCATATTTTCTATTTGAAATAACACAACTTACTACAAACATATTCGATCCATATGCAGCACAAAACCCATCTGATATACTAAATTCAGACGAAGATGTATCACAATTTTCAAAATATACAAATAAACAACGTAATACAAATACTGCACTATCAAACCTTGGATTATTACCATTAATTTTTAAATTATGTATATCAATATCAACCATACAATCAGCAACTAATATAGTATTTAGTGTTTGTGTTGTATTACCATCAAGAGATTGAATTGTTATGATTTGACCTCCATAAAAATTTCTTATAATTAAATCTTCATTAGTTAAAGTATCAAAATAAATCCATATAACACGACCATTCAAATTTTTTGGTAATCTATTAATTGCATATTGTAAAGTTTTAAATGGTGTATCAATTGCTCCATGTCTATAATCATCTACTCCTGTTAAATAATCTACATAAATATTATCCATTATAATATCTTTTTTAAAATCCACAATAGCATTAGAAAGACTACCAAATTTTAATATAGATACCTCATCGTCCACTTCAAGCGATATTTCCCTTGGATTTTGAACTACTACATTAGTTCCTACTGGATCAGCAGGAAAATGTACATTTGCATTCCCCGCCCCGACACTAATAACTGTTGCACTAGCCCATTCAACTGTTTGTGTTGAATTTTTCTCATCTATCCTCTTATCAATATATTCTACCATTTCTTGTGCTGTCATAGAACTTATCACCTGCTTTTCTCCACAAGCAGGGGTAAATAATATTAGAATAACTAGAAACAAAAATACAAATCTTTTAAACATATATACTCCTTTCATAACTATTCTATATTATACCACCTCTCATGTAATTTGTCAATCATTTGTAATTATAAAATCTAGATCGTTAGCCTTACTCGCATTAATTGTCATATTTCCACCATTCGGAGCAAGTGGAATACTCAAACTATTAATTAAAAATCTCTCTCCATATAATCTTTCATGTTCATCATAAACAGTAATAATTTGATCTGCATCTAAATGAAACAATGGTATACTTGTAATAGTTGCATCCACAGCCAATGATGCATAACGTTTAATTTCATAGTTAGCCCTATCCTGTGCTCTTTCGTCTGTATCTATTACGGTATCAGTAATAGGAGGAGCAAGTTTTTCACCAATTTTCATCGTACTAAGTGGAGAAGATGGATCATCATTTCGAGCAATACCCAAAGCAAGATTTCCACTTACATTATCACCAACCACCATTACTATGTTGTAAGCTTCATCAAAATTATATTTTTGCACAATCCCAAGATAAGTTTTGCCATTGCTATCATTAGTTTGTTGAGTACTAAAATCCCATTGTGATGCCTTTACACTATTCAAAATATCAGGCAGACAAGTAAAACGCCCATTTGTATCATAATACATATTATAAGAAAGAATGCTGTCTAATTCTAAAAGTACATCAGCATAAGTTGCCCCATATTCTTTATAGATTGTGTAAGGCGTAATCTCCGTAGAATCTATCATAAGTAAGGGAGTTACAGGATCATTAACTGCACTTTCAGTTAAAATTGCCTTAATTGAATTAATTACACTAGTTGATAAAGGAATACTATAAGTAGAAGCCAATCTGCCTTTCAGTTGTCCATTCAAAAATGCAAACTTATCAACACCTGAAATACTCGCTTCTTTTTGAGATTTTATATGGGTTGTCTGTGGATTACTTACTCCAAAAATACCCTGCGGAATAAAAAAATCTTCACCATTAATTCGATATCCCAAAGATAATTTAAATTTTTGATTAATCCAAAATGTACGAGGATCAGGAGTAAATCCATTATAAATATTGTTTACACTGATATTACAAGATCGCCGCACACCATTTGCACGATTTACATTCAAACTACCGCCTGTTACTTCTCCACTAAAAGATGCAAAAGCAGTTTCATCAGGGTTTAAAAACTCAAAACGAGCAATAGGTTGAAATGTGTCGGCAGTTTTCATATATGCTATATAATCAGCAAAAGTTACTGACATGTAACTTCACCAACTTCCGTAATTTCAAAAGAAATAGTTGTGGGTAATTCTGAAGGTTTTTCATCTATATTAGAAGAAAGATTTTTTGTGGAAACTTTCATAATATGGCCTTTGCGATCTTTCATAATTTTGATATTTCCGTTTTTAATAAAAGACTTTAAAACATTATATTGTTCTACAGTATCATTAACATATTCACCATTTATAACAGTTCCCAACAAAGCAGAAAAAGATTGATTATGATATCCTATAACACTATGCGCTTCAGCGGGATATTCTGTAAAACCTTCATATAAAGTAGTCGGAGAATTATATGACTTTTCTCCCACTGCAAGATTAAGATTAAATGTAAATGATTCTCCAGTAATTGGATCAAGAAAGGCATAATAATCATAACATAATTCAACCGTATTTGACTGAACTTCTGTAATAACTGATGTGGAAGTTATAGGATATATTTTGTAATAATAATCATTTGGTTTAATTGCCGTATAATCTACAATACTTTCTTCCGCACCATCAAGTTCAGAAGCAATTACAGTTGGTATATTTGACCCACAACAAAATCTAACTATAGTCCAAGAGTCCACTGTAACTGGGATTGGAATGCTTCCAGCATTTAGATTGTTAGTAAATTCAGCATAAAGTAATGTATGGGAATCCCAAGTATAAACATCAGAAATAGATAATGCTGCAAATTCCGCAGGAGTCATAGCATAATCAACAACACGCAATTTATCAACTGTGGTATGTCCATATAATGTTACATTGTTCAAATCAGGATTAGAGGCAACAGGATTACCAGAGACAAGAGCCATACCAGTTAAAGATGCAGAAATAAAAGCCATGTTAAACTACCTCCTCCGTCAAAAATGAAATTGTAATACTATCGCTAATAATACTTAATTTATATGGATTAGTTGAAAGTACTTCGGGAGTACCATAATAATAATTACCATTAATATTGAGATAAAATTTAGCACCATCATAACCTAGTTTGATATAGTTGATTCCTGCCGTATCATTAATTTCGCCCATATCACCTGTAAAACCAGCTTCGGGAGTACATATCCAATGCATAGTAAAGGGTGCATTAAAATCCAGAGGAAAAGTTACATCTGCGCCAGACTCTAAATGTAGTCCATAATTACCCGCATAAAGATAATGTGCAACATAAGATGAACTACCTGTAACCACACCAGTAATGGATACAATATTACCCCAATTTATTGTTATTGAAGAATCGTCATTAAGTACGGCAATAGGTTGTGCAGAACTAACAGGTACAACATATGCAACATTAAAAGCAGTTAAAACAGTAGAAAATGCAATGTCACCTTGTGTTATTCCTGTACCCTGTATTTGATATGAACTACCACTTATTAATCCATTAAATGTATAACGAATATTATTGCTCCATGTTTCCCCAGAAGTTTGTAAATATTCGGCAGTTCCCGCAGTTATCTGTGCTTGAGTTACAGCACTATCATATAAACGTATTTCCCAATATTTAACTTCAATATTTTCGGCTTGTGTATAAGAACCAATAAATTGCCAAGATGGAGAAGTTATAGTTGACGGGACAGAGGGAGAAAAAGTAAGAGATGGGGGAGAAGATGCCGTGAAAGGATAATAATCAGTTGTAATATAATGAGTTGAATCATAATATAAATCTGCTTTCCAATAATAAGAATCTGCTCCCAGTGCCGACATATCCACATCTATATCAAGATCATCTCCATCATATAGAGTAGAACCTAAAGTTTGTGTATCAGTATATTGTTCAGTATTTGTGGCAACATCATATAAATAAATTGTGTATTTTATACACTGTGTGCCACGAATTGTTAATGAAAATGTAACGGCAGAAGAAGATGCATCTACAGTTTCATTATAGGGATATATAATTTGTGGTTGATATAAACCCATCTTCTCCTACCTCCTTTGAACTCGCGGGTCTAAAGCCGCTTGACTTTTCATATCACGAATAAAATTATCAAATCCATAAGGCATTAATTTATCAATGTTTATATAAATGTCTCCTTTATCATCGGTTGCTAAATTAGCAAGAATATCAGGGAGTGATCCCATCATTGATTCAACTGCTGGAGCAGAATGCACATATTCAGGATTTAATGAAGAGCCGTGAAGTATAGCAGGAGCAGTTTGATAAACACCACCACCATCTTTATAACCTTTGATTTTAAACTGTGCTTTAGTAGCATCATCCAAAACGCCCGAAGCACTTAATCCCATTGCACTTTGAAATTTCTGTAATGATGCTTTTGTATTAGAACCAAAAATACCATCAATTGTACCTTGCCGAAATCCAAGAGCATTTAACGCACGTTGCAGTGTTTTGACATTTGCACCCCTATCACCTTTAGCAAGAATAACGTTAATACCAGAAGCAATAGCATTTGAAGTTACAACAGGAGTTGCACCACTTACATCAACAGCACCAGAAATATCCTGATAAGCAATACCAAGTTCATTTAGTTTTGCTATAAGTTGATCCCACGAAGTTATTTGTTTTCCAATGCCGCGCTGAATAACATTGTTTATAGCATCTATAATAGATGAAATAGCATCGCGTTGACCTTGTAAGGCATCAATTTGATCTTCAATTGCCTTTTCAGCATTATATCGATCATAATCTTGTTTAGCATCATCGTAAGCTTCTTGTGCCGCTCTAACCGCCCTTGGATCAGCGACCCATTCAAATTTTCCGGTTTCAGGGTTGTAAAGACGTACATTTTTCTCATCCTGTGCATTAGCAAGTTCAAGTTGCGTTTGTTGCAACTTAGTGATCATATCTTCGACTTCATATTGTTCTTTGAGGGCATCCAACAAATCTTTTTGTTTGTCTATCTCCATATCAAGAGCATCATTACGAGCATCAAGAAGAGCTTTCAAACCTTTGAGATAATCTGATTCTTTTTTAGCAGAGCCACTACCTCCGCCGCCTCCACTACTGCTTTTTATTTTCCCTATGTTAAGTTTTAATTTTTCTAGTGCTGTTATTTCTGCTTTTACGGCCTCAAGTTCCATATAGGTTGCATCATTAGCAAGAGCTTTAGCACCTGCGAGAATTACGAAACCTTTAGCAGAATCTATTGCGGCATTACCATCTGCCACTAATTTCGATTGAAGATTATTTTTCTTCAATAATAAATCCGCAATTTGAACATCAATTTTTGATTTTGCCAAAGCAATCATTGCATCTTTATTAAGATAAGCTTTCCCAGTTTCTTCGTCAAATGCTATTGCCGATGCATAACCTGCGTCAATAAGTTCCATGATTGTTTCAGATGATAAATCATGAGTATCGCGCTGTTCTTTAAGAGCCGAATTAAGAACATCAACAGAATCAATTATTTCATTTGTTTCTTTGGTCAATTCCGATAAAGATTTAATTATATCTACTGTAGATTGTGCAACTTGATTTTCTTGATTTTTTAGAGATATCAACGAATTAACAATTATTTTTACTTGGTCATCTGTAAGTTTAAATTCTGCACCCATTGTGCGAATTTGTTCAGTCAACATTTGAGTAGATTGTGGAGATGCATTAAAATCAATTGATGTATCAAATCCAGAAAAAATATCTACTGACTTATTCCACAAATTACTAAAATCTATAGAACCAAAATCTGCCTCAAGTTCTTTAGCTTTTGCAATTGCTTTCTTTTTGGCTTCTTCTATACCCTCTTCAGTCAATACATCAATATTTTTAATTGAATCCGAAACAATTGATGTTATAGATTTCATTATTGCTGACGTTGCAGATTCCGATAATGATTCAGGTAAATCTACATATTGAGATACACCTTTAGCAATTGATTCTTGAGTATTTCTAATATAATTTGTGTAATTTAATTCAAATTGTTTTTGAGCTATAATAAATTCATCTAACCAATCAGTAAACCATTCTTCTGTCCCTGTAAGTTGAGGATGTAATGTTAAAAATTCTGTGGTAATCTTTTCTTTAAGTTCATCAATACTTAGTCCAATTAAATCAATAGCTTTGACACTTGAATCACCAAGGCGTGGATCATAAAATATAGTTCCTAATGCATCTTGTACAGAAAGTAATTCTGTTTCTAAAGACTTTAAATTATCTTTAAATTCATCAACAGAAAACGTTGAATAATCTACACCAGCTTTTTTAAATTGATTTAATAAATCTATATAATCTTGTAAATATTCATAACTATAAGCAAATGCTTCACCCGATGAATTTACATATTGAATAAAATCAGGCATTATATCATTTAATTCTGATGTAACTTGAAAATATTCTTCGCTTCCAACTGTAGTATTTTTTAATTTTTCAACAAGAACATTTATATTACTGCCACTTTTTTGATAAGATTCAGCAACTTTACTTGATGTCTTTAATAAATTGTCATATGTTTCATCAAGTTTCTTGTAATATTTAATTAATTCTGTGATACCTAGCGTTACTAAAGCAATTCCAGCAGTAATACCAAAACCTTTTAAGGATTCCCCAATAAGGGACATTCCAGCTTTAAAATCTCCAACAGAAGAAAACATACCTTTAAAAGTACCACTTAGTATTTTTAAAGTTGGGATAAGTTTAACTATAGAAATAGTGGTTAATGCAGTAATTGCTACATTTACAAGCCCCAATGAGTCAACCACTTTAAGTAATCCTGTTCCAAAATCAATAACATCTTTGATTGTCTGAGAATTTATAGCATTAATCCACATATCTTGCGCTGCTTTTGAAAACAGTTCTGTCTTTGCGGCTATAGAATCCATATAGATAGCATTTTCCTTCATGGCCGAACCTTCAGAATTAAGAGCAGTTGTATTTGCATTAATAAGGGTTTTACTGTTGATTAAGACAGAATTTAGAACATCAGATTGCCGAGTGCCAGCTATAAGCATGGTTAAATTTGCTTTTTGTAAATCGGTTAAACTACCCCAGACACCCGATAAGTCTCTTAAAATATCATAGGTTGATCTAAAATTATTATTAGAATCCAGAAGAGTTATTCCAATATCGTCAAATTCGTCTTTTAATTTGGGAACAAGATCAGATAAATCTTCTCCTTCTTCGGAAACCCCGCGAAGTCTCAAAGCAATAGTTCTTAAACCTATGCTTGCACGACTCGAATCTCTCAAAACTTCGGTGGCCGCCGTGATCATTGCAACGGTTTGTTCTAAACTATTTCCAGCCATCCCTAATGTTGCAGAAACTCTCGTAATACCATCAGCCAAATCCGAAGTATTAACAGCATAATTATTGGAAACTTCATTCAGAATGTCCAGAATCTTACTTGTTTGATCCGCAGCCATGCTGAAGCCTTTTAAAGTACTAATAATGGCAGCGGTCGAAGTATCTACATTATCAATGCCATCACCAATATTAACTAACACTTCAGCTTGTTTTGCAAGATTTAAAGAGTCTCTAACTGAATATCCCATTCTTGCAAAAGCAGACGTAGCTTTTATAACATCTATAGTTGTTCGAGCTACTTCATCACCAATAGCGGAGGCTTGCACCACAACTTGTTTTAACCCATCAGCAGTAAGATTAGTTACCTTGCGTAATTCAACAAGAGCAGAATCTAAATCAACGACTGCTTGAATGCCATTTTTCAAAGCGTGGATTACACCAAAAATAACGCCCGTTAATAATGTCCACGAAATAATCTTCTTGCTTACGCTTCCTAAACTCTGTCCAAAAATATTTGACTGTTTAGTAGCATCTTTTAATGCAATACCAGTTTGTTTAATAGGGGTGGCATCTATTTTTATACCAGCCGATTTTGCGATAGTATTCAATTGTGTTTGAATATTTTTAAGGCTGACAGGAGATAGAGTTGCCGTAGCCTGTATTGTAAAATTATAATTAGGCATTCATCCACCTCCAAATTATGTAATTATTAAATTAATTCCGTATTTGCGAAAAATCTCTTTTGATATTTTCAATAAATTTGTGGCTAACCAATAAGCTGTTTTTTCAACCATATTGATGCCTTGACGAGCATAGTTAGGGCTGTAAGGAGATGAGTTACCTTCTTCAATGGTTTCAATTAAACCTTCTATAAATGGGATACCATCAAACCCCATATGTTCATTAAATCCATTGCCACCCAAAAAATTTGGAGTTATTATAGAATGATCAAATCCAATAGTAACTTCAAATTTATTACCCTTTTGTTCTACTTTTGAATTAATTATTGAATTAAGCAATTGATATGTCCTATCATAAAATTGTGGAGAATGAGCTTCATACCAATCTGTCTGTACTCTTCTTTGCAATTCTTTTGCGGTTTCAAATGCAATCTCTTCCAAACAATCTTTTAAAATTCGTTCAACAGTCCACTTTAAAGATGACCAATCAGTTATCGTGAACATTATCAACCATCTCCCTAGTCGCATTTAAGGTGGTTGGATTTAAACCTTTTAATGCTTCTATTACATCAGGATCAAGATTATTAAGTTTATCTACAATCCCCTTAATTCCTTCAACATCAAAAGCAATATTTGCATTAAGTCTACGCACTTCATCAATAGTAGTAGTTTTCAAAATATTTTCAAAATCAAAACTATCTTGCTTAGTCACAGAACCAAGCCATTTTTGAAATTTATATTTTAGAAATACATCAAGCATTTCATCAGTAAATTCGCCATCATATTCGAGATTAATATATAATTTACACAATAAAGCATATAAACTAACATCATAGTTAAAACGATTAATTGTTGTAAAACCATTAATATTCTCTATCACACCATTTTCTGGATTTAAAATAACCGAGGCCGCGCCATATTTTTGTCCAATAGGTATATAATCTTTAACTTCTAATCCTAAATCTGACCATCCAATGCCACTTTCAAGTTTTGTTTTTATCTCTGAAAATTTCATTTATTTCTCCTCAATTTTTAATTTTTTTTTAAAATATAAATAAAGTGCCACTCTACTTACAAAGTAAATAAAATGGCACTTTTATCGCAAAGGCCATCGGCCTGTATTATTTATGTAAACTTCCAATATAAGCTTCAATTTTATTTGTCAACCAAACATCAAGATCACCATAAGCGGCAGTAATCATAGTTTTCGCTTTTTCATTAGTTGTTACCACAACACTATCAAAAGCCTTTTTAAAAGCATCTCCCTTTTTAACTTCATCCCAACTATTGGCTTCTTTTGCTGTTTTAACAAAAATTTGCTCAGTAGCTTCCACTACTTCTTCAATTGTTTTCTGAATATTCCCCACTATACGTTGTAATGTAGAATCTTTTATTTTTCCATTAAGCCAAGTAAAACCTGCTTTAATACCTGCAATAGCATAACCAGTTATAGTACTTGCAAGAGCAATCGCCAAAGCTTTTGTTATATCCAACAAAATTGCATCCCAACCCATTATTTTTCAATCCTCCATACTATATATTGTATTCATAATTATACTAACTACTATATGTAGCTAGTAATTAAAATTAACCTTTTAATCATTTTTTACAAATCTTTTAATGACTTATTTTCAACACTTTTTATACCGTTTGCATCAAAATATTTGCCAAATTTCTCATCTGCTTCTGTATCATCATATCGCGATACCATTTCAACCGATTCCCATCCAAAGAGTTCTTTTATAACATCAGCAGGAATACCAGCTTTCAACAAAAATGTGTTTAAATAATGGCGATCTGCATGCCAATAAAAATCTACTCCAAGTATTTTAGAAAAACTCTTTGCCCAACTATTTAGGGAGGATACTTTTGTAATTTCATAACCTTCATTGCCCAAAGTATAAAACAAATATTCCCCATCAATATTTAAACGCTCCCTTTCTTTTAACCATAAGTCCAAGTAATATTTAAATTTAACTAAAATATACTTATTTAAAGGCTTTCCAGCACGACCCCTACCTTTAGTTTTGATCTTTTCTGGAGTCTTATAAAGAGAACCATATATAATATTTTTTTCAGTAAAAAATGAAATTTTAAATCTTAAAAGTTCAGATTTTCGAGCACCACTCATAACTGCTAAAGCAAATACACAAGCTTTTTGATATTCTTGCTTTTCAACTAAATAATTAAGTAAATACTCTATTTGTTCATCAGTTAAAACTGTTTTATTTCGAACTTCGTTTTTTGCGGGAGCGGGAATCTTATTTACAATATTTCTAAAAATCGGATAGTCATCATCTAAAATATTTTCTATATAATTTGACAAACTACTTAATGTTGATCGTAATCTACGTATTCTACTCGATCCTAATTTTTGCACATTAAGTAAATAATTTTGAAATTTGATAATATCCCTTTTTGTAATATCTATAAAAAATTTATTACTATTTTCTAAAAAACACCATGTAAAAAATATATTTAAATCGCTTTCATAGTTAGTAATTGTTTCTTCACTTTTATCAGTTGATCTCGAATATTCAATAAATTCTTTTAATAAATTTTTATTTTCAATAGAAACTTGATTCCAATTTTCTACAGACGTTATTTTATTATAAATACTTTTACGAGCCATTTGCCAACCTCACCATCTCTTCCTTAGTAATCTGATTAGTTTGGCGAGTGAGAGACAATAAACTATTTCTTCCTTCAATAAATTTTGCACTTTCTGAATTTTCATAATCACATAGAAACGACTCAATCATTTTATGCGAATCATAAAAAATAAAAACAATTATTGGTTTATTATTTTTTTCATTTTTCTCAAATCTTATATTATAGATATTAAATCCACACATCCGCGTCAAATAAGCAACGCGATTTATATCAGTAGTTTCATATCCAAAGTCATTTGCATTCATCAATCTTTATTCCTTTTCAATAATTAAGATATTAATGTCACTGTTAAATCTAATGTTCCAGTAGTAAAAGCAGTTACTTTAATTCTAATACCAACAAAAGCCGATACATTTGCATACCAAACTTCTGAATCCGTAGCTGTAGTTTGAGTTGCCTTAGATGTAGAACTTGAAGCATCAGTACATTCAAGAGCAGTATATACGCCATTACGATCAAGTGCTTCAAATGTTATTGTTCGCGCAGCAGCACTCGAATTTTTTATTGCAATTGCAATAGTCGATAGGGGAGTAATTACACCTGAAAAAGAAAAAGTTTTACCCGTATTATCTACTGCTGCCTGTGCGCTATAAAGTAATTCATTTTTAACAACCAATTTAAATCACATCCTTAAATCTTTTCAATTGCCTCATCTTTTAATTTTGAAAATGCTTTTTTGACTTCACCATTTACACCACTTTGAATCATTCCGTCCCCCAATATCATAGAAAAACGAAGTAACATTTTTAAAAGTTCTTTTACTTCAGTAAATTCTTCTTTTAATATACATATGTCTTCTGTATTTTTTTGCACTTGTTTTGATTCCTTTTTCTTATTGGATTTTTTTGATTTTAAATATGTTATAATAGCCGTCAATATAACACCAAATATTGCTAACCCACAGCCATAAAAAAATCCCTGTAATCCTTCGCTCATAACTACATACCGCCTCATGCTTTAAAAATTAGATAAATTTATAAGATTCAATTTTAAATGATAGGGAATTTATTTCACCCACATAAATAATTTCTACCTGATCCGTTTTGTTGATGGTATTATCTTGATAGCTAATTCCATAGCCAAAAAAGTCCACGGCGAATTTTTTATCAGTTTTACTTATTACTTTGAAAATTGCTATTTTAGATTTAGGTTTTGGGGTTTTGATTTTTGGTGTGGTATCTTCGATGGGGAGGGAGGACGCTTCTTCTTCGATTGGAGATGTAATTTCTTCATCTATAATCTTTTTAGTTCTGCCCATTTGCTCACCTGCCTTCTGCCTGTAAGGGCATGTATTGTAAGAGTCTAACATTTTGATACATCTATCTTTTGTACAGTAACGATAGCAAAGACAGATGGAATTTATTATATTGCACCAAAGCTTAATTTCTAGACCTTGGGAAAGATCGGTTGAGTGGTTACATAAGTTGGTCATTGAATTCACCTGAGAGATAACGGGTGCGGAATTCTTCAAACTGGGCGGGTGTATTACCATGATATTTATAAATTTTATGATAAAGCAAATGATTTTGTTGTGTGATAACTACTCCCAACCCATGTTTATAGTGTAATTCCAAACATTTATCTGTCAATAATTTAAGTTCTTCATCAGAATATTGACTTGTATTTTTTCTCAAATCAATTTGAAGTTCTTTTATAGTTTCTTTAACTATTTTCCCAAACGAATATAGATGATGAATTACTAAATTAGTTTTATTCCTAGATAGGCAGCACTGAAAATTAGATGCCTTTAAGGAGTCATATTTCCAATCATTAATTTGATTTCTTAAAAAATTAGTTAATGAAGTAATACCGCCATTCCATCTATTATTCCCCTCACCAGTACGGCTTTTATAATAACAAAATTTACAACCTTGATTACGATTTAAAAAATGATAATAATCAATACTTTGAATAATATTATTATGTTTTTGACAAATATAAAAAAGTTTTTTATCATGGAAAATCGGAAAACTATTTACTCCAACTAAAATATAATTTCTTTTTCGAAACTCTTCATAGATATTTGAAAATGTTTTTGTATTTAAAGATTTTGCTTCAAAAATTTTTTTATCACGACAATATATACAGCAATCTTTATCAATTAAAGAATTATTTTTATATTTTGTATAATCATTATATGTTATATTATATTCTTTTCCACAATAATCACAAATAATATTTATTCTTTTAAGACTATGTGGAGATAAATCTTTAATTTTTATTAAAAACTTTTCTCCCTTATGTGTATATTTATAACCTTTAATTTCGTAAAAACGTCGATTATTACTCCAAGTCATTTCAACTTCTTGTTCTAAATTTACCATATTTAATTCCTTCTCACAAAAAGAATAATTAAGAGAGCTATGTTGTGAGCATAGCTCCCTTCTCTGAAACCATGCAGATAGCTACTCTGCATGTGATAAAAATTATTTTTATTATCTTAAGTTGTCACTGTAGCAATGGCAGCACATTCAACCGTCGTTTTAGCTGTAATTTTTACAGAAATTCCAGCAATTCCGGCTCCCACGGCATGTACAACACCTGTGTGAGCACCAACGGTCGCAACCCCTGTCGTATCACTCGCAAAATCAAGATCGGCATTAGGTGCAATAAAGGCACTTCCAGACATAGGTATAGCCCAGACTATTAATGTCTGGTCAGCTCCAGCGACCACTAAATCTAAATCACTGTCAGATAATGCCAAATATATGACCTGATCATACCAATTTGCACTATCAATAATTTCCGTCACTTTGCCGAGATAGCTGCCCGTATTGCAAGCACCAGAACCAGAATCATAAGCAAGAGCCATACCAGAAAGCGGACTATTAGAATATCCATCTGCGGTCATAGTAATAGATTGCGATCCGGCAAGCTGTAATCTAGGAATCTCAAATTGAACACGCCCTATGACGCTTCCAGAAGCAACGTCTGTTTCAGAAGAAGCAAGTTGCGTTTCCACAACCGCCCTACCAATTGTAGGAACAAAGTTACTATTAATCTGAACCTGACGGGCTGCCGCATCAGTTACATAAAATCTAACACAGACAACATCGTTTTCTGCCCCAAGCGTGGTGCTAAAAGCTTTAGTACTAAATTCAACTTTTTCATAGCTACCGTCTGCATAAGTAACCCAGCCATAAATAGCCGCGCTCTGGGCATCTGGCGTAGCTATGGGGGTGGAATCTACAAGTGTTCCTGCACCACCAGACCCCAAAGTAACTGTCTCACTAGCCCATACTGAAGCACTAGTCGTGATCGTGCTACCAGTGTTTGCCGCAATATAACCTAAATTCCACTGCGTATCTTCAAGTGTAAGGTTTAATCTTGGGCTGTGAACTAAATTAAATTGCAAAACATTGGAATATCCGCCAGAAATTTCCGTATTTGAAACAGCCACCTCTAACCCAGACGTACTCATAGTTTTTGATTGAAACAATAAATTGTCAGAAGTGTCATAATAATACACATTGCCAACGCCAATCAAGAATTTCTTTGACATTTATTTTCCTCCTTTATTTGTATCCGTGACTTGATTAACTTTTTGCATATATTCATCATAGTTTGTAACCAAATCAGCATATTTGTCTTTTTGATCATCATATAAATAATGTGTTATATCCTGTTTGAACTCCACCATTCCTGACATAGATGCTGTTTTATAAATTGTGTAATGTAATTCTTTATTTTTTCTTTCAAGAATTTTTACAAATTTACGAATAGATAAAGCAAGAACATGGTTCCAGTCTAAAGCAGTATTTATTAAAACTGATATCATTTGATCTTCAAGAGAAATAATTTTTAAATTATTATTCTTCCGATTCATAAATACTTGTGTTTCGAGTAAAATTGCTTCAAGTTTAGGATCAATTTTTTCATTTGGAAGTTCAACAAGATTTTGTTCACAAATTATTTCTCGTATTTGTTTAAAATCTTTATGTGAAAATTGCCATGAATTTATTTTTTTAATTTTAAAAAATTCATTCTGCTCATTTTTTTTGATTTCATATTCATTAATATTAATACAAGGTTTTCCTTTTTTATCTGCATTAAAATCAATTTCATATTTTTCTCGATCTAACCTAAAACACATATATAATAAATTTTCAAGCATTTTTAAATATTCACCATTTTGCATTGATATAAAATATACAAATGCAAGATATGACATACTTATAATTTGAGCATCTGGTATTCTATTTTTATTAAATAATAAACACCCAATATTTTCATGAAAACATATATAATCTTTCATTGTTACGGGATAAAGATACAATTCACCAATAGGTACGGGATAATCATACGTATAATACTTTTCAAAATTATCCAGCATAATTTGTACTCATAATAATCCCACGCCCAATATAATAATCATTAGGATTAAACAACGCAGAAGAATTAGTCCTCCGACGATCAGCATTAAAATACAACTTACCCAAACTCTCAATATCCCGCCCATTAAGTGCATTCATAATATGTTCAAACATCACATCAAGTCGATTTTCTGTAGTATCTAAAATTGAAATCTTGTTATGACACATAACATCTATCCGATAATCAATTACTCCCTGTACATAATTTTCGGGAACAACTAACCCCGAATAAACCCTCAACTGTGTTTGTCTTTCTTGAAATGAATCATCCATAAATTGCGTCGTAAAAACGCGAAATGGAGTTGCATCATCCTGCCCCTTATATATCAAAGTCCTCTTTTGTACTTTTGTAAGATTACTTTGAACCAGCGCATCATTTTCTGGATAATAAAGTAATTTCCAAATGATTTCATCATTTAAAATTAAATGACTAATAATATTATACGGGAGGTTAGAAAATCCAGAAAATTTATTATAACTTTCATGATCTGGCATTACCAAATACCTCCCAATTCAATTGAAATTTCAGCATATGTTGCATCCACATCATCAGTACAAGTCACAACCAACGCATTATCATCATCTTTTTCATTGTTGGTGATAGAAAATGAATTGCCACTTATAACCGTACAATCATACTTAGCAGCCGCCACACCACCCGTAGTAATTGTGAATGTGTCCGCTTGTTGCGCGTCATTGATGTACTTATACACCGTATATGTCTGCGTATCAGTTTCGAGAATTTCCGTTACATTCGGCAAAATACGAATCTGAGTTACGGGGGTAATTGAAGCCACAACCGTAATAGTAATCGTATCAGTAATAAGAATATTATCAGTCATCTTAGCAGTTATCACGGCACTACCAAGAGCAACACAACTAACCACCCCAGTGCTTGCATTTACAGAAACCTTAGTGGCATCAGAACTTGACCAAGTTACACCTTTAGACACAACTTCGCCGTTAAGTTTTACTGTAGCCGATAGGGTAGAAGTAAAACCAACAACGTTATTAAATGAAGATTGCGCGATATCAATAATGTAAACATTTTCCGTGTTATTAGGAATATTGTTCACCACATCATCATAAGCACTAGGTTCAACCCAACATGCTTTCCAGACAATTAACGGATTAGTATCATTAACATATGTCTGTGTATTTTTGAAATTAATCATAGATTCAATCTTATATGCCTGACCGCCAAAAAGAACACGATCATTAATCTGAAATAATTTTGTATTTGCATTATTTTGAGCACTTATTTGAATTTCGCCATCTGCCAACACGGTTTCTTTATTAATATTAAAACTATCATTAGCATAATTATAGCCAAAAAAGCAAGGTTCTTGAATAAGATTACCATTAACATCGAGTTTCTGCATGATATTGTCACAACGACGAAGCACAGCAGAAGCCGTTACATATTTTTTCTGATCCGTGTTAACCGTTACCCAAACGTTATTATCAAAATAATATCGATATCCCATACCTCTTGCATGAGTAAAATCTTGAAATATTATAGACTTATAATCATCACCAAGTTTTTCACCTGAATCAGAATATACAATATGTTCAATTCGAACACTTACATTTTGCCAACTAATTGTACCAAAAGTAACTTCTTCTTGAATAGTATAATAACTAGAGGCATTGTCCATTTGATCATCAACCATAGCTTGTAGATCATCTGCATATTGTTGAGCAGGAGAAGTAGCCGTTGTTAAATAAGCCTTATAAAATTCATAAGACACCGCTATTCCTCCTTAATTTCAATAATTATTTTCTTGCAAACATCAATACAGTTGCGTGTTAAATTTTTAACTTTATTTAAACTTGCAAGTGTTATTTCATTTGCCATACCTCTGAGAATGCTGATAAGTTTTATTGAATTCACAGAACAGAAAAAAATAGAATTCCCACAAACCTCTATAATTAAATTTTCAATATATGATTTATAATTTCTATATGCTTCTTCTGGACTATAAATAATTTCTCTAGATTTATATCTCTCTCCGTTTGCCAATGGTATTAATTTAAATATAGAATCAATCAATCCATCATAATACTGTAATAGTAATTCTTTATGTTCCAAAAAAATTACCCCCAGCCCATTCGCTCCAAGGAATTTTACCAATCCCATAATTCTGCATATCTTGATTTACAACTTCACGCAAAATCTCTTTAGTATTTATTTTTGCAGTTAAGTTTTGACTTTCAGCATAATGTTTAAAATCAGTATCATTTAAATGTAACTGCATCTGAGTTACATCAAGAATCTTAGACATCATCCACTCAATTACAAGTAAATCAGATAATATTACTTGCTCTGTTAACGTTAAAGTGATATCAAACTCTTGGTCATCAAAATCCACATGATCTTCTAATGTATATTGGCAATTTGTAAATTTAGGAATGGCTTTCGTTAAAAATCCCGTCATAAAATTTTCAAAATTGGTTAAATCAGTAGCATCAAAAAGCGCATCGATTTTGTAATCTCGTATCGTGACCATTAATAAATTAAATATTGTTCCAAATGAGGTTCCCGCCATTAATTTTTCACCTCACTTTATTTTTCTTCTATCTTATATTCATTCGCAATCTCATACAGAGAAATTCCATAAAGCCTCGATATAATATCGACCTTATTTAGATCAATATCTTCTCCTGCTTTAATTCTCTTAATAAGAATTTGCGCAATTGTCTCTCTTTGTGTTTTGGTTGCATTAGTAAATAAATCAACCATTTTATCTTTATCAAAATCAAGTATCTTCTCAATCATTTCTTTGGTCATAAATTTTTCATAATACTCTGACAAGCCATGATTAATAACCACCTGCTTATTAAATATATAAAAACGCCCCTCTTCAGCAAATTTCTGATTTGTATGAATTATATTTGCCAAATCAGCATAAACAATATTCCGCACATCACCAAACTTCGTAAATTTAAATATTTTACCACGCCCTTTTGTTTCCGTGGTTAAATTGAGCAATCCAAAATTTAACGACATTACCTTAATATATTTATCGGGACGTACTACTGCATCATTATCAGGCTGTACATTGTCAATAACGGAAGATTTCATAGATTCCATTTGTTTTTTTAATACCGCAACTTGCTTTTTTAATTCAGCCGCTTCTTTTTCGGCGTTTGAGGGTCTTCCCACACTCTTTTTTGTTTCAGTCATTTTATTCGTTTTCTCCTTATTTTTATTCATAATTTATGGTAAGGGGCTACTAATAAAAATAGCCCCAATACCCAAAATTTATTACAGGGTTATAATTGCCGCGACACTTGAAGTACAAACCGCAGAATTGTAACTCTTAATCATCGTTGTGCTCTGTGTCATGTTCGCATTTGCATTGACATCATCAGTAATACTTAACGTAGAACCTTCAAGGCACAGTTTAATCAGTTTGCCAGCAGAGGGCGAGAGAATGTAAATATTATCATCGTCCAGAGCCAAGGTAAACGGAGTCCGATAATCAGCAACCTGCGGCAGTGCCATAATGTCATAGCCAAAGGCAGTCGGAATATATCCGATCTTTACATAAGCACTATCAAGTTCATAGCGATAGTTCGCATCATCAGGTAACACATTCTGAAGGGCTAACTGAGTACCAACCACAACAGCTTTGTTTCCGCCATTCCATGCAGTCACTTTCTGCGCCAGAGAAATAAGAGTTTCCTGCGTGTATCCAGCCACACGAAGCAAGTCATCACCAGCATTATCAAGAGCTTCCATAGCAGTATTAAAGGTAGTAAACGTATCAATTGTAGCCTGAGACTCAATTCCTTTAGCAGCCTTCATAGCAAATTCAGCAAGATTCTCTTTTCCAGCCAGAACCTTAAAGAACGAAACCTGAACAGTAATATCATGCGGTTCGGGAAGAACAGTTACCTGCCCTTCGAACTGTTTACGAACTTCACCATGTCTCTTAGCTCTACCAGTTTTAGACGGAACAAAAAGATCACGCGGTTTAATATCGAATGCAAATGAATCACCAAACCCGCCAACACGCACATCGGTATAAAGTCCAGTAGACGCAATAAGAGCATCGGGAAGAACGGCATCAACCATAGTACCGATTACGGCAAACGTTGCCCATTTGTAAAGTGGATGAGTTACAAGTTGTTCGGGAGAAATTCCCGTGATTGTATTCACACCAGACAGACGAGCAATTTCACTACGCATTCCTTCGTCAATTTTCTTTTCTTTTTCAGATAAAGAAATAGACTCATCATAAGAACCACGTTTGTGATAATGGTTAAAATAATCAACAAATTGTTCATATATTTTAATATTGTTGCCAGCAAAAGCGACAACATTGTTAGGCATTTTTATCATTTTTTATTTCCTCCTTCTTCACTTATTTTCATTAAGAATTAGCCGCAGCAGCCCAAGCCAAAGCATATTGAGCATTGGTAGCTACAGCGTAATCGCCAGTTGCCTTAGAACCAGTAATTCCGTCAGAAGAAAGAGTAATAATATCACCCTTCTGAGGTTTAAATGCATCAAACACATAATCTTCAAGATTAGTAAAATCTCTAGGATCATTGGACAGCCCACGATATAATTTTCCAGAAGCAGTTTCTATAGTCACAATTTCAGGACTGTACGCCATCCACATACCAGTAGTATTGTCTACACATTCAAACTGATATGCCGTAGCCCTCTGCGTACCAATTGAACCATCTCCAATGGAAATATAGGTAGTACCCAAATAATGGAACGAACACAATAACGCACTGCCAGTAGCGGGTTGTGTTGCAACCCAGACTTCCCCTTCACCAGCAGTAGCGGACTTTGTTGCTAAATAAAAGATATTTCCGTTGTCAATATCTGAAGTAGTGCATATCGCACTTCTATTATAAGCCTTAATATTTTCGGCCTGTACAACATCTTGTACAAGTATTGCATGATTTGCCATATATAATATCCTCCTTGTTGGATTTTATTTAATAAATTTGTCATATAAAGAAATATGTTGTTCTGTTAATATTTTATTTTTATTAGCTTCTTTTAAAGCATCTATACAAATATCAGTAGCCTTTTCACCTATATTAATTTCCTTTTCTTCATTACCCTTATTATTCCAAGTAATACTATCCTCATCAACTAAAATATTAAATTCTTTATGTTCTTCTTCAGTTAATGATAAATTATTTTTTAAATCATGTATTATTTTTAATATAAGGATATCTTCTTTAACAGGCAAAAGTTGTAACAACAATGCTCTTTCTAAAACATTTAATTTCATTTTTTATTCCTTTTATAAATTAAATTTCATACAACGGACTTGCATATCTAGTTGTATTAATTGTAACCACCATGTAAGCATCACTCGTTGCTGCATTCGGATCGTGTGTCAGCCCTGAACCCGCCGCAACCACTACCGCCGAATTTGCAGCCGCAAAATTAAATACATTTGCAAGATCACCAGATTGTTTTATAATACTCGTCCATCCAGTATTTGCGCCAGTATCAGTAATTAATATCGCGGCATCTACTGTACCCGCTATACTATTATTTTCGTTCCTAATACGTATACCAAATTCAGTAGTAGCAACCGCTGCTTCATTTTTTAATAGTACATCAATACCACCGAATAAATCCGATACTATACCATAATTTTCAGAAGTAACCATTAAACCAAGTAATGTACCAACCGTACCACCAGATTTACCCTGCACACCTAGATTATTATCAATACGACCTATAGTGCCACCACTTCTATTATTCATAGAAATATTAATTCCCCTGAATATAAAATTGGTATCATTTGCAGCATAGTTGTTGCCCGACATCCTAAGTAATGCATCATTACTATCGCCTGTAGCTGCCGATCCTACTGGTCTATCGCTTCCTATATAAACCAGATATGATTTTTTTGCCGCCCCACCAGTAAAAAATGTATCTGTTGGTGAAAATTTTACACCATAAGCATAATCCACAGAACCTCTTGCTGGCGTAAATGTAAATTGACCATTAGTATCAAGTACTACTGCCTTACTAGCTGTAGCTATTCCAGCAGTTATACCATCTATATATCCCAACTCTCCCGCAGATATTCCAGTTAATACAGTTATCGCATTTTGTAAATCTTGAATAGCTGTACCAAGTAAAGCATCTTGAGCGGCTCGATTCATTTTATTTATTTTATTTTTTTGTGCATCGGTTATAGCCATATATCTTATACCTCCTTACTTTTCAAAATAAATTAATCCCATAAACCTTTACCTTTTTTCGGATTATCCGCATTAGGTAAAGCCATCCATAAATAACCTTTTTTCTCAGGTATTTGTTTACTAAAATTAAATGCTTTCGCTTTAACTTCATTTTTCCAAATATCAATATCTTCAAGAGAAAATTTCTCAGCAGATTCACGACATTCTTTAATTATTTCTTCTGAAAGAACATCAACAACATCTTTAAGCGTAGATTCAACAGCAAATTTCTTATTTTGATCTTCGATATCTGCTTTAAATCCTCTAAGAGTTTTAGTTTCTTCTTTAAGTGTATTATGTTCTGCCTCTAAAGAAGAAAATTTCTGACTAATATCATTATTTTCTTCAGCAAGACGCTTGTTTTCAGTCGCAGCATCATCATTTAATTTCTGCATAGCTACAACATCAACATTTTGATTTGACGAAAACATCTGTGAAATAGCCATATAGACTTCATCTTCGCCCTCATTCTCAGAAGCAAAAATACTCAATTTGGCCATTTTTACTTTATCCACATCAACTGATAAATTACCTTCTTCATCAATGCTAAATGGAACAGCGACCATTTTGCAGACTTCTTGATCTAAGGCATACATATATTTGTCATCATGAATCGCAAAAGAATATTTACATATTTCTTTTTCTTCTTTTGTAAATTTTTGTCCATCACAAAATTCTTTCAGTTTATCAGAAAATGCATTTGCAGTTTTCCCAACAGGAATATATGATCCTTGAATTACTTCCTCTTTTGATTCAAAATTAATAGTTGCTTTATTCTCTTCGACAGAATATGTGAATCTAAATACTTTACTATCTTCGCTATCATAGACATATACATATTCTTCATCAAAAGAATTTGCCCAATACTTGCGCCACTGTTCACCATACTTAAATTCAGAAAAAGCATTATTTAAAATCTCAAGAATTTGACTTGAATTTAAACTAAATTTTTCATTTGAATTCACTTTTTCAACCTCCTTATCTAAAACAATATTTTCAGATAAATTATTATTTTCTTGTGACATATATGAGAGTCTTTTTTCATCAAGTTCATTCATTTGTTCTGTAAGTTCTACCGACCATTTGCGCCCCGCATGACTCCCATATAAATTCCAATCTTTTGATTCTTCAGAATGACGATTAAAATATTTTGAAATTTGACGAACTTTTTCAGGAGTACTTTTTTCATTTTTTATAAAATGACGAGCAATTGCTTGCCCTACGCTCGTACCTATCTTTAATTCTAACGCTTCTTGAACATTCTTCTTTATTACCTTTGGAATTGTAAAATCAAGAGAAGTATACCGATGGGCAAATAATTCATATTCTTGTTTAAGATTTATAAGCGAATCGTCATCTATTGAAAATTTTTCTATATGAGAACCAACGAAAGCAGGATCAACATTTTCTAATAAACAAAGTCCCAAGGCTAATGCTTGTTTAACAATTTTATATTTTCCATCTTTATCATTATCAACAGCAACTTCCATACTTTGAAATATTTTTCGTTCATTTAAGTTGCTTAATTCTGGGAATCTACCATCCCAAATATATATAAAAGTTGTTAAATAATTTTTTCCTTTATAAACTTCCCACCAAGGATTAATATCATATGCAGCAAACCCCACAGGAATAGGAGACGGAGTGGGAACAATTCGATGTTGCTCATCTATAGACAAATCCGATTCATGTCCACCCAAAAGACTTCCATCTTTTTCATTCATAAACCCTGCAACAACCGCGCATCCTTTTATAGTTAAAGATAAATTATCTAAAACATCTTTACTAAATATATAATTATTTGCGGGTTCATCAGCATAAGCAATATAAAGTTTATAACGTGATACTAATGGATTTATATGTTCGAGGTTAAATATTTCGGATTGAAAATTTATAATTTCACTCAAATATTATTCACCTCCTTTTTAAAAATTCAAATTAAAAGTTAACAGTTAAAGAAGTCTTAGTATCTTTCAATATATCTTGATTACTAAATCTTACTTCAGGTTTCTTGAAATAATAAACTCCATGTTGTTCATAAAGAAATTCAACTCCAAATTGTATAAGTTGATTTTTCTTTTCTTCTGAAAAACATTTTATATATTTTGGTTCTATTTTAGTCATCATCTTCACCTTCAATATTTAAACCATGATCCTGTGCCAATTTTAATACTTCTGGTAATATATATTTTCTAACTTGATTATCAAAAGTAATAAATTTATCACCGTATAATTCCAACTTATCTACAAAAAGAAGTAATTGAGCAGTAATAGGAATAATTGTTAAAAGAAATCTTTCAAGAAAAACTTTAGTAGACAAATCTTGTTCTTCTATTGCAACATCAACTACTTCTGTTATTAATGCCTCATAATCTTCATTTATTTCAAGCATTTTTTCAAATGCGGATAATGGGGAAGGATAATCACTATTATCAGCAGGTGTTGCACCATAAAAGGTAAGATTATTACGATTTGCTTGATATGTGGAAATATCATCACTTAAAAGAGGATATAAATGACTAATCATTTTATGAAATATTTCTTCTGTATTATTAAGAACAAATTTTGTTCCAATAATACTAGCAATACGATCCGCAACACGATTTGCATAAAATCCATAAGTAACTATTTCATCTAATTTTGAATTTAATTTATCAGAAATTAAAGGACGCATTTGATTTTATCACCTACCTTATTCATAATCTTTTGCAGAAGCTCCACCATCATTTAGTTCATTAACACTTTTTTCTGGTCTTCCCGCACCGCTTTGTGTATAGGTTGAAGCAAGCAAAGTTAGCATTTTAGAGAATCCCATTGCTTTACAATCCTCAAGTTGACGATAGAAATCTGCCACATCCATTCCAAGAGCGGCAGCAATTTTTTGAGGCAATGTTATTCCAACTGCCGCCAATTTTAATGCATTATCTAGCCTAAATTGCCTATTAGTTTGATAATCACTACCTTCAAACTTAAATTTAAACTTGAAATCTTTAACTCTTTTGTTAATTTGATAATCAAGAAATTGTTCAAATTGCCAGTATATAGCCGTTGCCAAAATTCTATCAGTATCAAGTGAAGCCTGACTTTCAAAATTCGCCATCTTATCATTGGCAAATATTAATCGACTATTTACACCACTCATTGCCGCAGTAGTTTTTAAATAATCTTCAAGCAAATTTGGATTTGTACTGTCAAAATCGAATGTTTTAACATCACTAAAAGGTGCTCCACCAATTTTTATTGCGTCACTAATCCCCGCTTTTAGCAATCCAAGAAAATTACCTAAAGTTACAGGATCAATAGCTAAACTGTCTTTGACCGAAGCCCCTTTGTTCTGGAGAAAAGGAATGAGTCCCACCATTACTTTTTGACTACGTAAAATATTTATATTTTTTTGTAATGTACGAAACATAGGATGTAAAACCACATCCGAATATAAGGGCGCAAGATATGGAATACTTGTCGCATTATTAAAACTAAATTTAAAGGAGAAAAACCCATCAAGAGGGCTACATTGCGTCCAATACACCCATTCCCCAGTACGTTTATCTAATGAATTTGCAGGGTTATATCCATTATTTTTTGAATCCACAACACGATTATACATTTCTGTAAAAATTGTAGGGAACATTTGTAAACTAATTCCCACTTGATTAAAAAAATAAATCATATTAAAATCAAATAACAAGGGAGATATTTCACTACGTCCTGTTACTTTGCAATAAGAATATGGTAACTGCTGAAATATAATTTTATCATCAGATTCATCACGCAACACACCGAAATATGTTTCATGTTGCATAATGTCTTCCATAATTTTTTTAAATTCACGCTTCACATCAAATGCATCAAGAAATTTATATACTATATCCAAATCATTTTTATATTTATCGGATTCATAATCCTTTTGTTTTGCATTAATACAAGTAAATGTATAATCAAAAGAGGGCATATAAGCGATAT